TAATACTGTTGAAACTAATACTGTTGAAACTAATACTGTTGAAACTAATACTGTTGAAACTAATACTGTTGAAACTAATACTGTTGAAACTAATACTGTTGAAACTAATACTGTTGAAAATGAAAATAAAGAACAATTATTATCAATTGATTTGGTTGAAAAAGAAACAAATGATAAAAATAATATTGATTTGGAAAGTGGTTTAGATTTATCAAAAATATATATCGTGTATGAATTTAATAATTTAGATAATCAAAGCTATACATCTACATATATTGAATCAGAATCTGCTGATGAATTTGATGAATTAGAAAAATTTGTAAATATGATTTTGAAATCATTTGAATCAAAATATGATAAAGTTGGGATATTATTAAAAATATCTAGTCCAGGAGGTTCTGCTTTTAAATTTGAACATGCTTATTTAAATTTGCAAAGATTACGTGATAAAAAAATAGAACTAATCGGATTGGTTGATAAAATGGCAGCATCAGGAGGTTATATGTTAGCATCAGCTTGTGACAAAATAATTTGTTCTCGATATGCTACAATTGGTTCAATTGGAGTTATTGCTCAAATGTACAATTGGGCTGAATTAAATAAAAAAGTAGGATTAGAAGAAAAGACTTGGACTACAGGTAATTATAAAAATCCTTTTCCAACTGGTTCTGCTTATACAGATGAAGATAATGAAAGAATTAAAGAAATGATAGGAGAAACATTTAATATATTTAAATCAATTGTTGAGGAATCAAGAAAATTTACCCCATCCCAATTAGAAGAAATATTAAAGGCAAAAACATTTCCTGGATTTGAAGCATTAAAATTAAATATGGTTGATGAATTAGAATTATCTAGTGATTATTTGGATAAATTGGATGAAACAAATAATATCTGGATATGTGAAAAGGAGAAAAAATCAAAATCTTTTATTAATTCAATTTTAATGGAAAATATTAAATTTTTTGGGATTAAAATTATTGAACGAATTCAAGATAAAATTATATCCGATAAAAAAATTAACAATATAAAATTACTTTAATCAAATAAAATTATAAAAAATTACATTAAAGTCATTTTGGTAACAATTAAATGAGGATTTGATTCATCCCCTATCCAATATCCTTTTCCGAAAATTTGTTTAAATCTACTTAAATCTCTTTTTTTATTCAAATGAATGTTAATAAATTTATTGTTGTCATATCCTAATGTGATAACCATTTGATATTTTTTATATCGGGTAGAAATACTACCAATACCCGCTATAATTCCTCTAAATTCATATTCTGTATCATATTTATATTTAATTTTTTCTTTATATTCTAATTCAGATTCAACAGGTTCTAATTCAGGATTAGTTATTTCTAATTCATTAGATTCTAATTCATCAGGTTCTAATTTATTATTTGAATTTATTTCTAAAATAATTTGGTCTTGTTCATTTATTTCTTGATGTTCAACCATTTCTTTTTGGTCTCCAGAAGTAGTAATATTATTGAGTTGAGAAGAAATTTTTCTTAAATAACATCTAGAAACAAAATCTTTTTTTAACCAATAACCAGTATATATCAGATGATAAAATGGACTACAATTCTCAATTCCTTTAAATTTAATACCATATGTCAATGCTTTTCTAATATATACCCAATCTCTATAATATCCCTTAACGAATTTTATAGTACTTTTCCAAAATTGTTTTGGCTTGTACAATTTATTCCAATATAAACAATAAATCATTTGGGCATAATTAATAGAATGTGATTTACAAAATCCAAATTTGGATAAATTATTTAGAGTATAATTTATTTTTGATTTTGTTGCTAAATCTAAATTAGCCTGTTCCAAATCCATTCTAAATTGTAACATTTTTTCTGGTTCATTTTTATTTTTAAATAATCTTCTAATACTATCTGCTTTATCTTCTGTAAAATTTAATTTTTCCATTAAAAATAGGATAAAATCATCGTCATAAATTATTTGTTTTTTTAAATATTCCCAATTTAAATTTGGTGTAATTAAATGAGTAGCTAGTGGACGTATTAAAGCCATACATATACTCAATTCTTCAATATTTGAAGGTTTTAAAATTTTAATAACATTTTGTATTGATGGTGTTTCCGCAAATGTGATACCAATTCCATCATCATTTAAAATAAATTCAAAGACTTTTTTATCTGCCAAGTCATATTGTGAAATTTGTTTTTTATTATCGATATTAAATAGTTGTTCCAAAGCAGTATTTGATAGTATATCTATTTTTTTTAATCCATATTTACCTATATTATCTTTAGTTAATCCAATTTGATTAGGTAAAACTCTATTAGATTTGATTATATCTTTTTGGTCAGTTGAATAAATAATAACTCCAGAACTATGTGGAATATTAAGTGTAGGATCTTCTTTAACTAATTTATCATAATAAATATTATCTGGATTTGAAAAACAACTTGTCATTCTTATTGTATCTGGATTATTTAATAATATTTCTTCAATTAATTCATTTCTAATACTATAGGGTAAATCAAAATCTATATCTGGTAATGTTTTTCTTTCCAAATTAACAAATCTTGAAATAGGAATAGAATATTTAATTGGATCTATTTTATTTATTCCCAAATAATATAATAAAAGTGATGAACCTGCTGAACCTCTTAATAAAACTGGATATTTAGATATATTGAGATTATATATCTCAACAACCCTTTGTATAAAATTTACCAAACCTAATTCATTAAATATTTTTATTTCGTGTTCAAGTCTTAATTTATATTCCGGTCCATTATTTTCGGCCAATTTAAGTAATTTTGTTAAATTTTCCATTTGAATTTAATATTTAAATTTTTAATATATAATTATTAAATATTCAAGTAAAAAATCAATTTTTTATAAAAAGTATTTTGTTAAAATTAACAATCGGATTCAGCGTCTGAATCTGAATCTAAATCAGAATTAATTTCTACTTTGGAATTGGGTTTTTCTAAACCATCGGGAATATTTTGATTATTTTTTTTTTCCAATTCTTCTTGTTTTCTTCTTTCTTCTTCTTTTTCTTTTTGTTCTTTTTCTTGATCTCGATTATACCAATCAAATTCTTTGTGATAATTGTCATATTCCCAAATAAATTTAATATCACAAGTACCATTTTCAAATTCATTTATTTTGTATTGGGAATCCTTTGTACATACTTTCCAATATACTTTGATATATTCTTCTGGTTGTTTTAATTCTTCTGGTTGTTTTAATTCTTCTTGTTTAATATTTGTGTTATCATTACCATTATTATTATCATTATTATTATCATTTCCAGTAGAATTATTATTTTCAAGTGTATTTAAATTAGATTGGGATTGGGTTTGAACTTGTGTTTGTTGATTTGAAACACTTTGTTCCGTTAAATTAGGTGGTAGGGGAGGTAAAATTTTATCTAAATCTAATTCATTATCTAATGTTGATGGAGATTGTGCATATAAATTTAATGGTGGAACTAATGGTGATGGTATTCTTAATGATAATGGTGGACCCAATGGAACAAGTGAATCATTATTTGCCAAAATCCAAGGGTTAACAAGTGGTTTATAATTTGAATCAACTTTTTCATTTGGTACTTTATTTTGATTAATGTTACGAACTTCATTATCTTCATCATCATCATCTTCATTATCATCTTCATCATCATCATCATCAGATATATAAGCACTTGATTTAACGTTTGTTTTGCCAAAAAATTTAAGTCCTTTTAATTCATCTTTCATTTCCACATCTATAGTTTCGGTTAATTTATTTTCATCCATTTCAACATTATTTTCAAGATTTTTCTTAACACGTTCGACAATTCTATTTTGTCTTTGTACATATCTCATAAATTTAACGATACTTCTTGAATTATCTAATGAACCTAAATCACCAATAATTGAATTATAAATACTAACGGGAAGATTTTTTGGTTTATCTTCTTTTATAATAACGAATTCTGTTTTTTGAATATAAACATTAGTATTATCTAATTCGTTAACAATAAATTTAGATTTATTAATAACGAAACTATTATCATCATTTAATTTATCTTTAATTTGTTCAATTTTTAATCTGGGAAGAACAATTCTAAACCCAGAGTTATAATATTTAAGTAATCTCATATCAAAAATATCAGTATAAAATGAGTCAATTCTAGGGATATTAATCATATACTTATAAGCAATATAGGATCTATCATTAAATAACAAATCTTTTCCATCCCACATAACACAACTAGAATCAAGGTCAAATGAATTAAATACATCCTTCTTTAAATTATGTTTACGCATTATAATTTGAATTTTAGTAATGTATTTCATTTGGGTTAAATCTTGTAGTTCAAATTTTTCTTTTTCTAAATCTTTAATATTTTCAAAATAAATAATTTCATAAACATTAAATTCTTTTTTGTATGCTTGAAGAGATACCGAATTAGGATATTTGGTTGTGATAATTTGAGTAAAATCCCCAACCAATTTACCCAATCTATTTGAATAGTCTGAATCCGTTTCTAATCCATACATATAAATATCAATATCATTGACCTTTTCATCAAATATTAAAGACTTGCAAAATCCTCCGGCAATTAAAATATTTGAAAAATCAATTTTATTTAACCATTCGTATCTTAAATTAATTTGATTTTTAAATTCTTCTGAAGTTCTATATTGGATTCTTTCTTTATATAATTTTTCGGTTATAATAGGTACTTTTGTAACAAATTCATATGGATAATTAGTAAAATCATATTCTGTTGATTTTTTTAATTCTAAATTTTTCAATTCCATCTTATCTAATTTCACCAAATCAACACGTTCATATTTGGCAGAATTAAATATATTCATACCCAAACCAAAATCAGATGTATCAACAGGATATGTTAATGTATTTAATTTTGGTTCTACTTTAACAAATGAATCTAATGATACTTCTCTCCCAGTAATTGGGCAATTAGTTTTTCCATTATCAGATTGAGATTTTAAAAAATTATATGATTCTGAAGAAATAACAAATTTTGAAACAAATGTCTTTTTACCAATTTTATAATTGGGTAATTTAAAACCTCCAATAGCAGAAGTATCTTCCAAAGTAATCCAATCCCAATAATCCAATTCTTGTTCACATTTAATTTCTTGAATAGAATATGTTTTATTTGATTGAGTTAACAAGTTTACCAAATTATTAATATCATAACCTAATGGTATTTGTTTAGATTTTAATTCTTCCATTCCATATGTCCAACATATCCCATACCAAAATTCTTCTGGGGTAATAGTAAGAGCTGGATTAAAATAATTTCTACAATAGGTTAAGATTTCTTCAATAGTATTATATCCAGGAATCATTGGTTTTGGTTTATTACCCATAGTTAACCAAGTAATTTGTTTAATACCACCAGAATTAAATCTATTTGAATCTAACATTACTTTAGCACAATTTTTATATCCTTGTTTGATATGGTCAGGAAGATTTGATAATTGAACAGACATCATATCAGTTAAAAATAAATATAAAATTTTTTCATCTGATATTTGAATTGAATGGACACGAGAATAAATTGCCCTAATCCATTGTCTAAGTGCTTGGGATGCAGATTCAGAATCCCTTGTTTGAAGTGAAAACATTGGAATATTAAAAGTTCCATATTTAACACCACCAGAATTAAAATTTAAATCACTTAGTTTAATAGTGGTACCCATTGAATCTGACTCAATTAATCTAATTTTGGTAGAATCTGTAGTCCCAATTGGAAAACTAACAAACTTATTCCCTTTAGCAAAACATTCACTCACATTAGAAAATAATTCATCTTGAGTTTTTTCAAATAATTTTTTTCTATTTTCTTTATATTGTTGAAATGTTTGGGATGCACCTTCTTCATGAGCTTTCATTTCAGCCTCAAATATTCCTTTAATATAGTCTATATCATCATAAACATCTTCAAATAATCCAACAAATAATCGTACAATTTCATTTTTAATTTTTTGAGTTTTTCCTCTGGTGTATTGAAAAATTGTCATCGAAAGATTATAGATAATTTTATCCAATTCATTTTTATTATCTTTATAATGTTCAACTAATTCAGCAATAATTTCTGTAAATTTAACAAAATCTTCTGAATTAAAAATATGAGTATGATATGAAAATTGTCCCTTTTTTAATTCAGGGTTGTAAAAGTTTATGAAAGGAGTATTATTATGATACTCATTATAACATTCAAATTTTCTAATATATTTAGATAATTTATTTTCTTGAACAATTTTATAAATTACTGAACCAGCTCCTATTTGTGATTCCAAATAATTACGATTATTTGGTTCAATAGTTGTGATATTAAGATTAAGTTTTCTTTTGGTCAAATTAAATATTTGATTAGAAAATTTATATTTGTCATCATAATTTTCCCCATCCGTTAAAATATAAATATTAGTTGTTAATTGAAACCACGTTTGCGGAATATTATGAATTGCTACTGAAATATCAGTTCCACCAGTAGCATTAATTTTTAAAGTATTCATTATATTATCAACTTCATCTAATTTGACTGGGGTATTTGAGTGAGTTTCAGAAGTATTCCAAAACATAATATAACATTGAGAGTATTTATTTTCACTCATAATCTTTTTGACAATATCTACTTCTGTTTTTAATACTGATTTACGTGTTTGATTTAGAACTTGACTTGTTGAACCAGAATTGTCAACTAAAAATATAGGAATATTTTCTTCCACATTATTTTGATTATTATTCAAGTTATCATCCAAATTATTATTTTTAACAGCAATAATATCAAAAATAGCTTCAATATCTTTATTCATTTGTACAGACATTAAAATTTTGTATATAATATATGTACAATCATATATTGTATAAAATTCAATTTTTTACATTTTTAATTAAATAAACTAGATTGAATATTTTTTAAATTTTGCATTTGTTCATTTACTATATTAGACTTTATATTATTTATGTTTTGAATTTGTTCATTTATTATATTTTTAATTTCTTTTTCATAATAAAGTATTTTTTCATTGATATATTGTGTAATAAAAAATCCAGATAATAATATTAACACAATAAATAAAAATAATCCGAAATCATTAAAATAAGTCCAATAAAGAGTATATACAATCAATGCTAAAATGAGTACAAAAATAAATGTAGAATCCATATCCAAATATAATATATAAGAATATATATTAAAAAAATTTATCACCACTAAAATAATATTTATATATGGTAATTTTATATAAATGGCAGAAACAATTGAATTAATTAAATCAATTGAATCAAATACAAAATTGTTACCAAATGAACCTGATAAACAAATCAAATCAATTGAAAACAATGTGTTTATTCCACTTGAATTCACAGAAATTAAACCTAACTCTAAAAATATTTTACTTATTGATAATACAGTATATCAAAATGAAATATTATCTTATTCTACAAATCCAAATACTTTTGCTATTAAATATTCTTATAATTCAAATAAAGATGAATTAGAAAAACTTCTTAATAATAATTTTGAATCTATTGATAGAATTTGATTTATATTTAATGATTCTTTAATCAATTCTAAACAATTTTTAAATGGGGAATTATTTTTTACTCAAGATGATTTAGAACCAAAAAATCAAGAATATTCACCTAATTTGAAATTTGTTATTGATTTAATTAAAAAATTTAATATTAAAAATATAGATTTTTTAGTTTGTAATGGGCTTGGATATTCAGATTGGGTTAAATACTTTGATATTATAACCAAAGAAACTCAAGTAGTTGTGGGAGCATCTAATGATTTAACAGGTAATATTAAATATGGTGGAGATTGGATTTTGGAATCCACAAATGAAGATATTAAAAATATTTATTGGGATGAATTGGTTTCTAATTATACTACCACATTGGCAACTGGAACAATTACAGTTTCGCAAACTGTTACAAATGCTGATTTAAATGATATTACCAAATACACATGGCCTATCACAATAAATGGAGGTACTCAATCTAATCCAACTGTAGTAACTTTTGATGATAATATTATTTTAAATTCCGTATCAAAATATTTTATTATTGGTTCTGAATATATTGTGATTGAAGGTAACTATAAAACAGTTACGGTAGATGGAGTTTCTAATTATCCTGGTTTATTTCTAAATGGATTACAAAATTCTCCTGGTTATTCAAATGTGTTGATACAAAATATTAATTTTAAAACCATCAATTCTACCCAATCATTTAGAGCAGGATGGATTACACAAGCTTTTTTTGGTACAAATTCATTTAATATAATAGTTAATAATTGTCATACTGACTCTCTTATTGGTCCAAATCAACAACTTGCATTTATTTGTGGGAGAGGATTTGGTCAGGGAAATAATACTCCTAATTCAAGTTATTGTGAAATAACAAATTGTTCTGTTTCTGGAATAATATCAAGTTTATTTGGGGGTGGAATAGTAGGTGTTAGAACTGGACAAAATGGTGGTGTTGTAAATATTATAAATTGTTTTGTGACTGGAAATATTGGTACAATAAATGATAGTCAAATATTTGGAATATGCGGACAACAAGCAGGACAAAATGGTGGAAAAGTTACAATAAATAATTGCTATTCAACTGGAAATATTTTAGGAAGATTTTCTGCTGGTATTTGTGGAGGGTTTGCTGGTTTAGATAATGGGTTCATAAGTATAACTAATTGCTATTCATTAGGTAATATCAATGGGATTTATTCTGCAGGTATTATTGGATTTCAAGCAGGACAACAAAATGGGTATGTTATAGTAACAAACTGTTATTCTGCTGGTGATATTAATGGGGATTATGCTGGTGGAATAAGTGGAGTTTATTTTGGTTATAATTCAAATAATTCAAATCAAATTATAAATTGTTATTCAATTGGAAATATTAATGGATTTAGTAGTGGAGGTATTTGTGGAGGAGATGTTGGTATAAATGATAATACAATATACATACCAAAAGTTTTAATTAAAAATTGTTATACATTAGGTAATATTTTAAATAGTAGTGGTGCTATTTGTGGAGGCTCTACTGGTGAGGTGTATAGAAATATCCCTATAGTAAATATATCTAATTGTTATGTACTTAATGGTCCTATTGTTTCTCCTTTATTACCAATAACCCCTACTCAAACTCTAACATATATTTCACCAACAAATACATGGGTTGATTTAGAAGCTTTGACTTATTTATTGGAAACACCTACATATAGTCCATCTGGTTTGCTTGTTAATCCAGTTGGAACAGTTTGGGCTGATATTGCTCCTGATTCTAAATCTATACCTTGGATTTTTTCCACTTTGGGTTATTCACCATACACAACTGAATTAGTTACTACTATTAACCAAACAGTTCCATCTGGTGGCAAATCTGTAAAAGCATTAGATACTACAGGACCTGAATATACAATTGTATCAATAAATGATAAAGTTTCTACAAATTTTCCCAAAATTACTATGAATAAATCAACAGGTCGAATTACTTTTGGAGATAATATTGTACCAGGTATTTATTTAATAAAAGTATATGAACAATTTAATTTATTGACACAAACAGATTTGACAAAAGGTTTTGGTGATATTGAATATACTCAATACACAATGACAAATTTTAAATCAACTATTCCAGAAAGATGCACTGAATATATAATTAAAATTAAAAAAAATACTGAATTAATTATTTGTTTAAATAAAATTTTTAATGGATATTTCCCAAATGAAAAATATTGTATTGTAACAAATCCATCTCATGGATGTGCTAAAATCAAATCAAATTCCAAATTAATTTATAAACCAAACAAAAATTATGTGGGAAAAGATAAATTTGTTTTAAAATGTAAAAATATTAATCCAGAATTAAATGTTGAAATTATTTTTAAAATTAAAATAACTAAAAACAAATGTAATAATGGTTTCCAAAATTAAAATAACTAAATAAAAAGTATG